AGCATGGTCATGTGCCGTCGTTCGTCCTTCAGTTCTCCCGTAGAAGCATCATAAACCAACTTGTTTCGGTAGCGGTTCATGATGTCCTTGAGATACTGCTCTGCCTTGTTCTTAGGAAGATTTCCGACATCGATATAGAACACTCTGCGCTCTGGTGCGCGAGATAGACGATAGATGACAACTGCATCTTCGACCATCTTTAGTTGGTTGAGTGGCTTCAATGCCTTGTGTACATACGACAGGACTCTCTTCTTACCAGAGTCAAACAACCCACTGTGAATGTAGCAGATCGAATCTGTGGCAATCTTCACACCCTTTGTTGGTGTGGCAGGAGTGAATGCAGCAGTGGTTGTGGATGTTTCCTCTCGCTCGCTGTAGACGAAGAACTCATCGACCTTGGTGACAAGATCGGCATTGGTTGCCTTATCCTTCTTCTTCTGAACATTTCTGACTTTTCTGATGTGTGTCGATTCGATTGGGCGCAGTTCAACAAGACCCTTCTTTGGGTTCTCCTTGTCGATGATCTTGTGATAATAGAGTCTTCCATCTATGTACCACTTGCGGAATATCTCGTATCCCTTGTCTTGAAACTTTAGGAGTCTGAGTATTTCATCAAACTCCTCTTCAATCTTTGTCTTTATCTTTGGAGATAATTTTCTATTGTCAACTACTATCTCAACGGGACGCTTTGTGTCATCATAGACAACTGCTTCATTGCAGATGTCATCGATAGCCATCTCTACTTCTGGATAGAGAGCCATCTCTCTGTACTTTCGAATCATGTCTGCTGTTGACTTGATTCCACCATCGAAATCCATATATGAACTAAAATACACACCAGAAGAAATGGGCATAGCCCCGTCATCAAGATCAGGGGGGGCGAACGATGCGTTCGTCTTGATTTCCTCCTGCTCAAGTTTCGGGGCTATTCTTTCACCCGCTCTGCCGAGCGACCAACCAAAAAGTTCAAAAGCCATTCATTTCTCCAAATAAAATTACACTGTAGGCGTGAAGTTACTCAAACCAGGAAGCGGTGATGCGTCTGGTGTACCGACGTTTGAAGTGAAGTATGAGTAAGCAAGAGTCACACTAAACTCTTCGATCTGATCGGTTGCTTCATACGAAAGATCGATTGACGAAATGTCTGTTGGGAAGCAACCAATCAACTTGTATGCCTTGACTGGAGTACCAGTACGATCAAGTTGATTAACTTGCCAATCTTGAAACACTGGTCCTGCAAGATTTGTAAACTCTGATGAAGCAACATTTCGCTCCATTGCTTGAATGCTGTTGACCCAAAGTTCAAACAAGTTACGCAACTGAAACTTATTGTCGTTGATGATTGTGATAGACCAATCACCAAATGTTCTGTCGCCAGGAACTTTGATTCTTCTTCCACGATATGGAATTTCGATTGTTCCTAGTGCCGTTCCTGGTAATGATGCAGACTTTACAAGGAATGGGGTGAGAGGACTTTGAGTCCCACCGATGTTTCCTTGAACTTCAAAGAGCGATGGCTTGACACCGGCTCCCTGCATTGCATTTGCAAATCTCTTGATGTTCATTCTTTGTTACTCCCTATGGTCTATTTATTCGATGGTGGTTAGGTTGAAGTCGCTTCTCACAGCAACGAAGTTCAACTGAACGAAGTTGATGGACTTCAATGGCTTGATGTAAATGTCTGCAACAAACTGATTGTTGTCGATTACTTGCGATGTATTGTTCGTTTCATCACAAACAACCTTGAAATCAGCAATACCACGTTGTGCTTGAACACTGGAAAGGAATGGTGTTACAAGATTGCGGAATTGGGAACGAGTAAACTCATCGTTGAATTCAAAGAGAGAATACTTGGCTGCTTTCGCAATAGCCTTCTCAAGGGCAATAAACACTCTACGAACATTGATACGATCAAATGCACTTGGCTTCGTCAACATGGTCTTGTCGCTGTAGAGAACAGTTCCCGAACCATCGTTGAACTGAACAAAGAAGTTGATTCCATTCTTGTAGAGTTCGTCGCGATCTGCCTTGCTGAAGTTTGTTTCCAACTTCACAGCATTTCGGATAAAGCCTCTTGAGAATCCTGCGGGTGATTCCCAAGGGATCTCTTGAGCGCATAGAATTCCAGCAACATCCGATGCGAGCGACATCTTCCTCAACTGATTGTTGAAGGTATCGAAGAAAATCTTACGACCAGCAACAAGAACTGTGTATGAGTTCGATGAAACTTGCAACACATTCTTTCTAAAGTTGATGGTATTTGTTGCTGTTTGTGATGAATATTGATTTGCTGTACCGGGCTTTGGTGTTGGTATAACAAGAACAGTATCCTTGCGCGGTGATATGACTGTATCATATGCAATTCTTTCAACCATGTCAGTTGTTGCTTGAGATGCATCGTTACTAACAGATGACTCAGGAACAAACAGAACATCAACTGCTGAATCATCGTCTGCAAATATTGAGTATGCTTTCGTATATTCCAGAGTTGTTGGTGTTGAGATAGAAGACTCTCCGTGTGCTAGTTGAGACTCGTAGAATCCCTTTCTAGTATAAGTGCTGCCACTAGCATCAACATATGAGTATTGAATATCTCCGAATGCAGTTGTTGCATTTGATGAAGCATTTCCACCACCAGTTAAACTAAATGGTTTGGTGCAGTAAACAAGTCTTGACTTGTTGTTGATATAGTCTTTATAATAGATAGACTCACCATCAAGATTCTTTGCATCGGTTGCCTTTGAAAGAAGTTGGAATCTCTCAAGCACCCCGTTCTTCGCACCAAACTTTCCACCCGCATCAATAACTGCAAAACTGATTTCATCGTTTGAACCACCAACATTAGACGCAAATGCGGAGGTATTTGGAATCTTGTCAAATATGGCTGTAGATGTGAAAGATTCACTTATTGTTGTTGTGGTTTTATTTGTTACAGTTGAACTATTTCCAATTTGCTTAATGCCGAATGCAAAGTCTCGCCGTATGCCAGTCAATCCACCAGCCACATCAAATGTGATACCAATGGCTTGTTGTGTTCCATTTACAGTATTTACAAATGTTACACCACCAGTAAGCCCAACAAGAAGATTCCATCCCTTTACTGAAGTTGATGGTGTACCAGAAACACTGTTGAATATTTTTTCTGCTATCTTTGACCAAGTGCTTCTATATGTCACGAATAGATTTGTACCATCGCCACCAGAATAAATTAAGGATGCAAAATGGGATGGTATTCCAGATGTTTGAAAGTTCTTGAATATTGCTGGATTTGGGGACTTGGCAGTTATTGATGGAGTTATGAATCCAGGATTCATATTAGTTGAATCGGCATTCAAGAATAAAATATCAACAACATTATTGTTAGTGGGATTGATTCTAGCAAATATAGATCTTGATGGATCCCGTGATGGGTTGAATTCTGCAAATGGATTGAAGTGTGTTCCAACAGATGATACGTTCTCCAAAACATAATAGTTGCTGTTATTACCGCTTGGATCCGATCCATTACTTGTCAGTGAAAGATTTTGTCCAGTTGTTCCGGTGGCATAAAAGAATTTAAATGGTTCACTAGCAAGTGTATTGATAAATTCTGTTGGATTTTTGTCTGATGGGGGTACAACACTAACTATGGTATACTGGTGTGATCCGCTTGTAAAACCAAGGCTAACAAATCCATCAAAATCAGGAGCATCCAATCCAAGTACATTGCGTTTCGCTTCAAATGTATAACCAATAGTTCCGCTGCTTATACCAACCATCGATGCAAGATTATATCCACCAAACAAATTAAAATCAGTGTATGCTGTTGTTGTAGTGGTGGTGTTTATAGATCCAGTTTCATTGGTTGCACCATCCCAAACAATAACTTTGAGCGAATCTCCGAAATTTCCTGGATACTTTGCACGGAAATGTGCTATTGGTTCAATGCCATCTTGACCTGAAAATCCGCCGATTTTTGCAAATTCTGCCTCGTTGTTTATTCTTGGATAGGTGCAGTTATTGATGCTAGTGATTCCAGCCTCTTGTGAGGTTGAATTCGTCTCGGCTGATTGTTCGATTCGAATCACCTTGAGATTATTTGAGTACTTCAAAAAGTTCGCTGCCGCAAAGAAATCAATTTCGCTCAAACTATCTGATGGATCAAGTGTTGGTTTTCCAAATAAAGCAGCAAGATCGCTTTCTGATGTAACACGATTAGCAACTAGGCACGGACCCCAGTTAAATGTTCCAACCATACCACCACTGTTAAGCGATTCTGGTTGAACGAATTGTGAAAGATCGATTTCCGATACATTTACACCTGGGCTTAGTTGTGTTGGGATTGGACTAGCCATTTTCTCTCCTATTAGATGATCTCAGTGAAGGTGCTATCTGTTCTCGTTGCGATGAAGTTCAATTGAATGAAGTTAATCGACCTTGCTGGCTTGATGTAAATGTCTGCCACGAACTGATTGTTGTCAATCACCTGACCAGTATTATTTGTTTCATCACAAATGACTCTAAAGTCCGTAATTCCTCTTTGTGCTTGAACATTTCGGAGATATGGAATGACTAGATTACGGAACTGAGAACGAGTAAACTCATCGTTAACTTCGAACAATGAGTATTTAGCGGCAGTTGCGATAGTCTTTTCAAGAGTGATGAAAAGACGACGAACATTAATACGATCAAACGCACTCGGCTTCTTCAATAGAGTTTTATCCCCAAAGAGAATGGTTCCTTCTCCACTGAATGTTGCAACTGGATTGACTCCTGCAACATAGAGAAGATCGCGCGATGATTGATCTGGATTGAATGCTAGTTTGATAGAATTTCTTATAGTTCCGCGGTTGAGTCCCGCTGGTGAGAACCAAGCCTGTGTCGCAGATTCACTTCTTGCACAAAGACCAGCAATATCGGAATTCAATGGAATGTAGCGGAACATGTCATTGTACTTATCGTAGATGTACTTCCATCCGCTATCCATGACGATATAGGATGAATTCATTCCATAAGTTGTATTTCTTGTTGTAATGACATTTGATGTGGCTTGGGATTGTGTCTTATTCAAAACATCGCTGAGTGCTGGTGATACAAACAACACGCAGTCTTTGCGCTCATTGACAAGATCCGCAAGAAGTTTAACTGTTGTTGCGTTGGATCTACCTGATATGAGTAGAGATATATCAACATTGTCGCGATCAAGGAACTTACTGTATCCCTTGGTAAACACATTTGCTGTGGAAGATGAGGCACCAGTTCCTCCACTTAGGCTATAACGAGAAACCTTTGCGGCAGCATAGCCTCCGCTGATATCGGAGAAGGTGGTTGTCAGATCTTTGACAACAGTTTCACCCCAAAGTTGTTCAAGATTACCAGCCCAAATGTAATTTGATTGTGTATTGATTACGGATGTAACATAGTTTGGCTGACCAT